TCCGACTGGATTGTCGAACGTAACGCTTTTCAGTCCTTCCTTACCCAAGATGAAGGAATCAGATCCTTCCTTGCAACTAAAGGAACTATTTTAAGAGAGCATAACACTAATAACAATAAGTGGGATGCAGGCTTCGGTGTAGCTTCTATGTCTACCCTGTTTGGCACAAAGCAGCAAGATGGCAAACACCACAGAGATAATTTAATTCACTTGCCGTCAGATTCTACAGAAAATGTAAAGGCTTTAATCGAGCAGCTCATTACCTGGTCCCCAACGACTAAGGGTAAGACCGATATGGTTATGGCTTTATGGTTCTGTGAAATTAGAGCAAGAGAAATGCTTAACGTCGGGTTATATCAAAAGCATCATCTTAATAATCCGTTTCTTTCAAGAGCAGAAAAGAATAAACGCATAGTTGTCAACTTAGACAGCTTACTAGCCGAACAGGAAAGGCAGTTCATCTAATGCCAGGAAATGCTAAGAAAATGAATCCACTAGATGCAGCAATTTCAAAAGGTAAGAAGTTGCCATCAAAGAACAAGCGTATCCCTGGTGATACCGATGTCAAGATGCCAGGTATGAAAAAGAAGCCAGTTATTACACTGAAGAGCAAAACCAAAAAGAAGTAGGTAAAAGTGTTAACATCCAAAGAGGTCATAGCGAAGGTTACTCGCCTTCAGACTCGTTACGCTAAACGCGACCAGCGTATGCGTGACGTGCTATCTGTACGCCAAGGAGATATCTCCAAGGTCTATCCTGCTATGTTCTCAGAGGATTATCCAAAGCCACTTGTTGCTAACTTTATTGATGTAGCAGCACGTGACTTGGCTGAGGCTATGGCACCACTGCCAGCTTTTGAATGTTCTGCAACTAATATGGTTTCAGATCAGGCTCGCAAGCAAGCTGATACCAGAACCCGTATTGCAAACTTTTACGTATCATCAAGCGACCTGCAGATTCAAATGTACTCCGGTGCTGACTGGTTTAACACCTACGGTATGTTGCCAGCCATTGTGGAGATGGATTATGAAACTAACAATCCGCGTATTCGTCTACTTAATCCGTTTGGTGTTTATCCGGAAATCGACAGATTTGGTCGCACCATCTCAATCACTCAGGTTGTTCAGTCTGATGCGGAAACTATCGCGTCCCAATACCCAGAGTTCGCAAAGCAGATTTTAGGCGGCAACGCTTATATCAACAACTCACCTTACGTTTCATTAGTTCGCTATCACGACAAAGACCAAGATTTAATCTTCTTACCTGAGCGACAGAACCTAGTACTAGCAAACATTCCAAACCCTATTGGAAAGTGTTTAGCATCTGTTGCAGTACGTGCATCCCTAGATGGCGAAGCACGTGGACAGTTCGATGATGTTCTAGCGGTACAACTAGCACGTGCGCGTTTTGCTGTTCTGCAAATTCAAGCAGCTGAGAAAAGTATTCAAGCGCCGATTGCCATTCCGCAGGATGTTCAAGAACTTGCTCTTGGCCCTGATTCGATTATGCGCTCTGCCAATCCCCAAGGCATTCGCCGTGTGCCGCTAGAACTTCCACCGGGAGTCTTTACAGAATCCGGCGTTCTAGAGCGTGAACTTCGTCTTGGATCTCGTTATCCAGAAGTACGCAGCGGAAACCTTGATGCTTCCGTTGTTACCGGTCGTGGTGTGCAAGCACTACAGGCAGGATTTGATACACAAATCCGCAGCGCTCAAGCACAGTTCGCAAGATTATTTACAGAATTAGTTGCATTGTCATTTGAAATTGACGAGAAGATTTTTGGTTCTATGACCAAAGAGATTCGCGGATCTGAAGATGGCACACCGTTTTCTATGAAGTACGTTCCATCTCGCGCCATTGGCGGCGAGTATGGAGTAGATGTGCGCTACGGAATTATGTCCGGTATGGACCCAAGCCGTGCAATCATCGCATTGCTTCAGATGCGTGGCGACAAACTTGTATCACGTGATTATGTACGTCGTGAAATCCCGATGGAGCTAAATGTTACACAAGAAGAGCAGCGTGTGGATATTGAAGAGATGCGTGATTCTCTCCGCCTTGCTATGGCTCAGTACGCCCAAGCTATTCCAGCGATGGCAGCACAAGGCCAAGATCCTGCTCAGATTGTTTCCCGAATCGCGGAAGTTATCAAGGGTCGTCAAAAAGGTAAAGCGATAGAAACAATCGTACAAGAAGTATTTGAACCAGAAGAGCCACAGATGCCAGAAGTCCCAGCAGAAATGATGGGCGGTCAAGTTCCAGCAGCAGGTATGGCCCCAGTCCCTGCCTCGCAGCCTAGTCCAGAAATGATGACTGGTGCGGCCCCTGCTGCTGGCGCTCGTCCAGATATAGCAACATTGCTCGCGCAAATCGCAGGTTGAGCATAACCGAAGGAGGTGCAACAATGAAAAAAGGTGGTCGTGCAGCTGCTCCAGTGCAGAAGCCAACAGAAGGTAAGAAGGACACATCAAAGCCAAAAGGCGGCGAAGTGAAGTTCGGATATGCCCCTGCCGGACGTAAGGGCAAGAAGGCTTAGTAATTCTTAACTGAGAGGACAGAGCGTGGATAAAGAACCAGATTACATATCGCGCTCTGTCCGTCTCGCCGATGTATTAGTAGTTTTTTCTGCATTGTTTCATAACATAATGAGTGCGCTTCACGCATTCTCAGAAGAAGTTTTAGATTTAGCAACATATAACGCGGTAAGAAAAACTCAAGTTAACAAGGCTTGGGAACAGTTCGCACAAGATTTAGAAAAGATGGAGGATCCAAATGGCTAGAGGACCACTGGCAGGAGCATCAGGTCCTGGCAAATTTGCCAAAAGGACTGACGGATTATCTGCTCCATCGCAGTACTACGGTGAAGGTGTAGAGACCGCTGCAATTAAAGGCGGAGCAGCTATGGCTAAGACCCCAGATGTACGTGGCGCTAGAGCATCCGATGTTCGCGCAGCAGCTGCAGGCGCAGCAGTAACACCACTATTTGCAGAAACACAACGTCCTGATGAACCAGTAACTTCAGGTATCCCAATGGGAGAAGGACCAGGACCAGAAGCATTAGGTATGGCTCCACAGATGCAGGCACAAGATGAAGATGATATTCGCTTCCGTGCTGCTATTAAAGATTATATGCCAGTACTTTCATACATTGCACAACGTGCAGATACCTCACCAGAAACTCGCAGAGTTATTAGACAGTTAAGGGATAGTCTGTGAGTATATGGAACAGAATTGGTGATATTGCTTCAAACGCTGGTAACAACCTTGTAAAGTTCGGCGGAGAAATCTTCGGAGCTGGAAAAGGAATTGCTCGCTTTGCGTGGGATGTAGGTACTGCACCATTTAACGACGCCAAAGAATTCAACGGTTTCTCTCAGACATTTAAGAGTGCTGCAAAGCGTTCAGGTGGAGACATAGCAAAACCATTGGCATCTGCCGGTGGCGCTGTTATGAAGATTCCATACGTTGCTCCTGCTCTAGATAAAATCAATGAGATTAACCAAGAGTACATTCGTGAACCGCTAACCACATTTGGCTTGGTTCAGGGTGAACTTAACTCTGGTCGCATAGATGCTTTAGATTACTTTGACCCTGATACTTGGCGTAGGGCCTACAAAGGCGCACAAGAGATATCACCAGGCCAGGCGTTTATTGGTGCTTTCCGTAGCGCTTATGATCCAAAGTTTAATATCTATAATCCTGATGAGCGCGAAGCAGCTTTCAAGAAAAGCGCTTACGGCAAGGTTTTATCTGGCAGCGTAGATTTAGGTGTTTTATTTTTCGGTGATGTCACAGTTGGTGCTGCAAAAATCGGCGGCGCTGTCAAAGCATCTAAACTTGGCACAGGTAAACTAACTAACGCTGAGGCTGTAGCTAAAGCTGCTGAGGAAATCACCAAGGCTCAATATGGTGAAGCTAATCGTTTCACTAAGTTCCTAGATGATTTCACTAAGAACGACACGATGTACGCTCTTAATCATCCAGCTGTTCAGGCTTCATCTAATCCAGGATTACTAGCGCATCTACTTGGCAACTCAGATAACATTGATGATACCGCCCTTATCTGGCGTTCAGCAATGAGCGATCCTAAAGCGCTTGATGAAATTGCTATGACTCGTGCTGATATCAGCGATGCGCTAAAGACTGCTCGCGGAGATTTATCTGCGGTAGATGAGTACCACCTATTTGCAGCTCCCGATGACTCTGGAATGATTCCATTCTTGAACGAAGTTCCTGATGTTATCAAAGAGGCTAAGGCTAACTACGCAGCCCTTGCTCAGCGTGATAAGTATTTCCAGAAACTAATGGAGATTAGCGAAGGTACAGGTATTGCTAAGCGCACCACAGGTACTTTAGCTGGTGGAATTGAAGACTTTGTTGCTAAAGCACGTGCTACTCGCTTCTATGATCAGAAGGTTGGCTCGGCAAAAGTAGAAGTTTTCCAGCCAACGCCATTTCATCGTCTATACCAAAAGCTATCCTGGCCTGCAGGCGAGCGCCCAGCAGGTATCGTAGACTTCAACGATCCAGATTCTTACCGCGAAATTACTGCAACTATAGGTCGCCTAGAAAAAAGAGCTGGAATTACAGCCGAGCAGGGTACAAGATTAGTAGATAACTACATTGCTGCCGTATCTCCTGAAGCTCGCGCTCAGGCAGCGCTCAATCTTGAGAGTTTTGGCGTACGTCAGATATCTAAGAAGTACGATATTGACGAAGAAATCGCTATGAAGATTTACAACGACATTAAAAGAGCGCGTACTTCTGCTCTGCAGTCCATCAAAGACAACGGTTTTATGATTGACATAGATGGCGGAATCATTAAGGTTCCTCTATTAGAGTCTCAGACCGCTAACTTCTTGCCAATTATGGACTTTGATCTATTCGATACAGTCCTGAAGCGCAACAAGAACCTAGGTTTACTAAATACTGTAGGCAAGAGCAAGGATTTTGTTCTAACTTCAGCAGATTTGTTCCAGGATATGTTCAAGGCTGCGGTTCTTATGCGTCTTGGCTACACAATCCGTAACGGCGTTGACTCACAACTACGTATTATGGCATCTGTTGGCGCTATGGCATCCCTTCGTCACCTCGGTCCTGGCTTAAAGAACATTGTTTACAACACAGTTAAGACACCTGCTCGTTATGTTGACAAATATCGCAGAGTTGATAGAGGCCTTACCATCCGTGAGGTACAGCAGGCTAGCCGAGGAATCATCGGAGAGTTAAATACTCTTAAAGATGACATTGCTAAGCTAGAAAACAAGGCTGCTTTATACCCAGATGACATAGATTTAGCGCTTGAGTTAAACACAAAGAAACTTTTACAGGAAGAAAAGCAAGCGGTCTACAATCGCTATGCCGATATTCTAAATAAGCGCAGAGCCGCTGAACCAAAGAAGCGTATCGGTACCGGTACATTCAAAGAAACTACATCAGATGGTCAGGTTTACATACTAGATGACGCCTTCGGTGGCGAACTAGGTGATATGTTCCGCAAGATTGCATCTTCCGGCAACTCGTTTGAGCGTATGGTTGATAGCAATACAGATTTGTATATGCGTAAACTATCATCCAAGGGAATTGGTGAAGTACGCCCAACAGATCCAGCATACTTTGAGCAGTGGGCGCAAACCCTACGTCAGCAGTTTGGTAATTCTGCAGTTATGCAGAAGTTGGCCAATGGTGAAAGCATTGAACAGACCACTAGGTGGTTAGTTGATGATGCAGCGGGACGTGACCTACGTCGACGTCTAGGCATTGAGTCAAGAGATGCAGCAGAGTATGTAACTAAAGCATCTAACTTCTTAGACCAGTACCTGCCTGTAGAGTCCAATCTGCGTAGCAAGTTACGTGAGATTACACCTGCAGATTTGCGTTCGGCATTCACAGATCCAACAACTTTGCCTGTAATTCACGGTCATATCCTTGAGGAGAACCTGTATAACCTGGCTCCTAGAAGCATTAAAGATGGCGTAAACCTAGTATTTAAGTTCTTGGCTACGCTTCCTGAAGATGCTATGGCACGTAATCCGCTGTATATCCACTTATATCGTCGTGAAGCAGCCCGTCGCCTAGACATTATGACAGGCTTGAAGAAGGAACGTTTGACCGTAGATGAGCAGCAGAAGCTGCTATCTGAGTCACACAAAGTAGCGCTGCGCGAAATGAAGGGCATTCTCTTCAATATCGAGCGTAAGACTAATGCTGCTATGTTGATGAAGTACGTAAACCCATTCTTCTCAGCACAGGAAAACGCGTACAAGACCTGGATGAAGTTAGCAGTTGCTAACCCAGCCATTGTAAATCGTGGTTATATGGTATGGAATGCACCAAATAACGCTGGCTTAGTTACAGACTTTGAAGGCAATGAAGTGCCTGCAGGTAAAACTTCAGGTAATGACATTATCTGGTTATCGTTGCCAAAAGGTTTAACAAACATTCCCGGTCTTAATGTACTAACAGAGATGGGTATTCCAAAAGGCTCATTGGATATTCTATTCCAGGGTGGTCTAGATGTTCTTTACTCTGAAGGAAACCCAAACTTCTTTTCAGATATCTTCCCAGTTGGTCCATATGTAGCTGTACCTGCTGCAGAAATTGCACGTAATAGACCAGAGTTAGAAGAGTCTTTGAAGTGGGCATTCCCATTCGGACTACCTAAAGACTGGAAGTCTGGCTTCTTGCCTACTGCTGTACAGCGTTATCAGACTAGATCAGCAGAGCTTGATGACCCACAGTTTGCTCGTACTTATCAGTTAATCTGGATGACAGAGCAGCAGAACGCTAAGCGTGATGGTCGCAAACCTGTAAGTCCGCAGAAGATTATGGATTACACCAAGTCATACTGGAATATGCGAATCTTCGCAAACCTTATTATGCCATTCTCACCTCGCTTTGATTCTCCGTATAAGTACTATATGGATAAAGCCCGTGAGTATCGCAGACTATACGGCGTAGATGCTGACAGAAACTACTTAAGAGATTATCCAGATTTCTTTGAGTTCACCACAACGCTGTCAAAGAACCCAACCGGCGTTCAATCATCGGTAGCAGCGGTAAGAAGTATCAAAGAAAACTCAGGTCTAGTATCTGAATTAGCAAAGATTGATCCTCGCCTTATCTCTACAATTACAAATGATTTCCAGGGATACGAGTTCTCTCAAGCAGCCTACGATTATCTATACCGCAAGCGCGTTTCACCAGATGCGCCAGATAGATTCTTAACTTCCCAAAGTCCAGCAGAGGCTATGAAGAAGACTGAGGCTGAAAAGGGATGGATTAAGTACAACGCTCTTATGGATTATATTGATAATGAGCTAGTAAACCGAGGCTTAACCTCTATCGCCCAGAAAGGCGCTGAGGATTTAGACTTCTTGCGCACAGCAGTTATCACAAAGTTATCGCGCAAGACAGATGCTGAAGGTAATCCAATTCTAAATCCAGTAACTGGCCAGTATGAGCAGACTGCTTGGAGTGATGACTACTTAGATTCTGATGGATCTAAGACAAACAAAGTTATTCTCGGTCTTGGCAGAATCTTGCAAAATGAGAAGTTTATGAAGAAGAACGGCAATAACACTACCTGGAAGTCAGTATCGGCTTATATGGTAATTCGACAGATGATTGCCGAATCTTTGATGAAGAGACAGTATAAAACTTTGAACGCTAAGGCAAACCTAGACCTGAAGTTCACTTATGACGCAATCGTCAATAAGCTAAAGAATGATGACAAACTAGGTTTTGCCTACATCTACGACAGGTTCTTATCACAAGATCTTATCTATGATAAGTACTTGACACCTGTTGCAACGCCAGAAGGGAAGAAGTAATGACACCAGAGCAAAAGGCCATTCTTAAGGCTGCTGGTTATACTGATGCTGAAATTACCGCACTAGAGGCTGCAGCTGCTTCTTCTGGATCCACTACTTCTACAAAAACACCAAAGCCAACTACTGTATTTTATCCAAGCATCTCAAGCCCAACTCAAGCCAACGATTTAATCACCAAGAAGTTTAATGACTTACTTGACCGTGACCCAACCAAGGCTGAGTTAGCTAGCTGGCGTAAAAGACTTAAAGTTGCTGAGCAGGAATCTGCATCTAAGCAGACCTATAAGCGTAAAGGCACTCAGGCTACACAGGCTACAGTCGGTGGTTTAGACAAGGACTTCTGGTTAACAACTGAAATAACCAAAGACCCTGCCTACAGTGCTGAAGTAAAGCGCCTTGAACTTCTAGATCCAAAGATTCGCCAGAAGGAAAAGGCGAAGCGTGAGTATGACGCTGCAGTAAAAGCGGCTCAGGGTAACCCTTCAGCCCTAGCAGCACTTGATGCTACAACAACCTATGGCGTTGAAATCAACAGCCTATTCAACAGCATTAAAGCTACTGCAGTATCTGCAGGTTCTACATTAACTGATGAAGAGTTAATTCAGATTGCCCGCGATGCTTATGATCAGAACAAAGATGCAGACCGCGCAACCCTTACATCATATGTCAACAGTCGCCTAAAGATTACCGGCGCTGGAGCAGATTACAAGGGTGAGGCTGGGGATAACTACCGTAAACTTCTTGAAGTCGGTGTTGATAACGGCATCAATATCGCAACAGATCCAAGATTTAAGACTCAGATAGACTCTTGGCTAACCCAGATTAATTCTGGAGTTCCGCTAAATGACTTTGCAACCCAGATTCGTAACGCTGCTGCTGAAGGTCAGCCAGCATTCGTTAAGTCTCTGCTTAGAACCGGTCAAAATTTAAGTGACATCTATGGCAACTACATCAGCCGTATGGCTAAGTTCTTTGATGTTGACCCAGCCACCATTGATTTGAATGACCCGTTACTGAAAAAAGTCTTTACAGACAAAGGCGGAATGTCATTCAGTAACTTTGAGAATGAACTTCGCAAGGATGCTCGTTTTGCTGGTCCTGAAAAAGTTTCAATGGGTAATGACCGCCAAGGTATTTTAGATAGAGCTTTGGCCCTAGGTGTAGAATTAACCGATTCAGATGTAGATGATATTCTAAATACTGCTACATCATTAAACCTATCTATCAATTCAGCATCTATCGATAGATTGATTCGTAGCAAGTTTAACTATGCACCAGGTAAGGCGTTTGGTGGACAAGCAGGCCAGACAATTATTGATTTGCGTTCTACCGCTGCAGCTAATGGTATAGATCTAGATGCTCAATTCGGTGGTCAGTTAGACAGTTGGATTGAAAGAGTCTTACAGGGTGAATCAGTAGATACGTTTAAGAGTCTAATCCGCCGTACAGCAAAGATTGGTCTGCCAGAAAACGTAGGTAAACTACTTGATGAAGGAGTAGACCTAGAGACCGTTTACTCTCCATACAAGAACTTGATGGCAAAGGTATTGGAAATCAATCCTGAGACAATCAGACTTGATGATCCAGTCCTACGTTCTGCCATCACATCACAAGGCGAAACAAGTTTGTATGACTATCAACGTCAGTTGCGTAAAGACCCACGTTGGCAGTATACCAATAACGCTAGAGAAGATGTATCCAGTGCAGCACTTCAGGTGCTACGTGACTTCGGATTCCAGGGGTAATAATGGCCAAGAAAAAGAAAGCTGCAGCTAAGCCTGTATCAAGTTCATTCGACGCTGCTCGTTTCCGTCAAGGTGAGGAAGCGTCTATGGCTAATGTGCCAGAGCAAGCACCTGCTGCACCTGTTGTTGATGAGCAAACAAGAATGGCTGTAACAGAGCCAGTTAGAACATTAGCTCCTACTGCTGCACAAAGAGTTGCCGCTGCTGTTCAAGACCGTAACCAAAGATTTCAAGAAGAACTTGCAGCTCGTGCGGCAAGCAAGCCAACTGAAGATCCAGGTCCAGGAAACATCTGGTCCTACAATGTTCGTGAAGGACGCTGGAAAAGAGTATTTACTGGTACTGGCCTGGGCGGCTCTAACGTCGGTGGAAAATTCGGTGGAAAAAATGATGGCACTAATGAAGATACTGGCAACGGAAACACTGGTGGCGGAAAGAGGATAGTCTCTACATACACCGATGAAACTACTGGCGATGTTATCGCAGTATATTCAGATGGAACAACATCTATAATTTCAAAAGGCAATAGAGTTGCCACAGCAGCTTTAGTTGCACAGCAGAATGCAGCAGCAGAGGCTGAAAGAAAGCGCCAAGAAGGTCAGTCTGCTTACACATTATTACTAGAGCAATTCAATCAATATGGCCTTGGTGCTTTAGTGGAGCCATTAAAAAACTTTATCGTAGAGGGCTTATCACCTGCAGAGTTCACCCTGCGCCTACGCGATACCGAGGCTTATAGAAAGCGCTTTGCTGCTAACCAAGCACGTATCAACAAAGGCTTAAGGGCGCTATCCGAGGCTGAGTACATTGGTCTTGAAGATCAGTACCAGAACGTTATGCGTAACTATGGACTACCTGCTTCATATTATGCACGTGGTGATATGGGCCGTCAAGAAGGATTTGAAAAGTTTATTGCTGGAGATGTATCAGCGGTTGAACTGGAAGACCGTATTCAGACAGCGCAGAACAGAGTTATTAATGCTGCTCCAGAAATCTCAGCAACACTTCGTTCATTCTATCCAGACATTACAAATGGCGACATCTTGGCTTATGTACTAGATCCAGACAAGGCCCTAACAGATATCCGCCGTAAGGTAACCGCAGCAGAAATCGGCGGAGCCGCAACAATGGCTGGTCTTGCAACTGGAGTAAGTAGAGCAGAAGAACTTGCTCGCTATGGCGTAACTGCAGAAGCAGCACGTCAAGGCTTCCAGACAATCGCAGAGGTTGCACCTCGCGGTAGCCAACTAGCAGAGATTTACAAGCAATCACCATATACACAAACAAGTGCAGAGCAAGAAGTATTTAATCTTGCTGGTTCAACAGAAGCCGCAGCACGACGTAGAAGATTGACCCAGCTTGAGCAAGCCTCATTCGCTGGCTCATCTGGAATGGCTGGCGGCGCTCTAGGCAGAGAACGAGCCGGAGCAATTTAAGCCTGCTAACGGGACGACTGGTCCGTTAGAGAGAACCAAAGCCAGGAGTAGGAGCCATAAGAACATCCCCGAATCTTATGAGGCCTACGACAACTACTAAATAAGGGAGAAGGACCTATGTCCAACTACGACTACGAAGACGACGACGATATCAATATCGAAGATCAGGCTAACGATCTCGTCAAGCAACTGCGTAAAGCAAACAAACAGAAAGAGAAAGAACTAGCTGAACTAAAAAGCCAGTTTGAAAATCTTTCAAAAGCACAAAGAGAACGGGCCATCAAAGACGCCCTCGCTAGTCGCGGGGTAAATCCGAAGATTGCTTCATTTATCCCACAGGATATAGACCCAACTGAGGAGTCTGTATCAAAGTGGCTCAGTGATTATGCCGATGTATTCGGCGTAGATACTGGGTCAAACCAGGCTGCACCTAACGTAGATCCAGCTCAGGCTAAGCAATATCAGAAAATGACACAGGCAGTAGATGCCGGGTCATCGCCCAATGGAGCAGATGACATTATGCGTCGATTAATGAACGCTAATAGCCGTGAAGAGTTAGACGAAGTTATCAGACAGTCTGGACTCTAGTCCAAACAATCTAAGAAAGGCATACCAAAATGGCACTACCCGGCGGTAGTTTAACCGGCGCAACGACCATCAGTAATTTGGTGCAAACAGCGTACGATCAGTACGTTCGTATGGCGCTTCGTTCCATTCCTGTAATGAGAGCGATTGCTGACGTTAAGCCAGTACAACAGGCAATGCCAGGACAGTCAGTTGTTTTCTCCATCTACTCAGATCTAAGCGCTGCAACCAGCACTTTGACAGAAACACTAGACGTTTCCTCCGTTGCCCTCGGTAACCCATCACAGGTTACAGTAACTCTACAAGAGTACGGCTCAGCCGTAACCACAACCAAGAAGTTAAACCTAACTTCATTCAACGACGTAGATGCAGCTCTTGCTGACATCATTGCTTACAACGCTGCCGATTCAATCGACCAGGTTGTAGCAGGTGTTCTAACTGCAGGAACCAACGTAATCTACGCAGGTACCACTGCAACCACCACAAGCGGAATCACTGCTGCAAACACAATTTCTGTTGCTGATATCCGTGAGGCTGTTGTTCAGCTACGTACCAACAAGGCTGTACCTCGCATTGGCGAGCTATATGCTGCATACCTACACCCACGTCAATCTGCAGATCTCCGTGCCGAATCAGGTACCGGCGGATTCCAGGAGCTAACCAAGTACGTTGAGCGTACACCGTTCGTTGCTGGTGCAGTTGGTGTTCTTGAAGGTGCATTCATCGTTGAAACACCACGTGTTCCATTCGCATCAAACGGAACAACAAATGTTTATAAGGCAGTTGTTGCAGGCCGTGAGGCTCTTGCCGAAGCAATGGCACAAGACATCTCAACCGTTATCGGTCCAGAAATCGACGCGCTACGTCGTTTCCGCACCATCGGTTGGTACTACTTCGGTGGCTTCAACCGCCTCCGCGAAGCAGCTCTATATCGTATCGAGTCTGCTGCATCAATCTCCTAATTGATTGACTGTCAAGCAGGGCCTTGAAACCCTGCTTGGCGGTGAGTTCATTAGAAAGGACGAAATGACCCAATATACGGTTACAACACCTTGGCAAAACGAAACTTGGATTAGTGGATCTCAATACTCTCCATACGCTCGTCTTGCTGGTCGTCCTATTTACAATGGTTCCTTCCTTACGGATATCGGTAGAGGTGTCACATTGATTGTCAATGGCACCACCGTTACTGAGAACCGCACACCAAGTCAAGATGATTTGGCTGATGCTGATGCTTACTATCTCGGCGGTCACGTATACACCGTAGATCAGGCAGCAGCACAGATTCTCATTGATGCCGGTTACGGCGAATACGTAACACCGATTGCGGGGAGCTGATGGAAAAGAATCCAAACTGTCGTTCTGGATGTAAGACCCAGGACCACGAATCATATTCAGATTGTCTACAAGCAGCTAACTTTGCTTTTGCAGGGTGCTTCCCTACTCGGCAAGGCTGGGATAGAGACAAAGAAAAGAAAGACAACAAAGAATTGGACTCCTACTACTCCGCTGTCAGGCAAGGTGTAGAGCCAATAAGTACAAAACAAAAAGATATCGATGCAGCAGTAAGACTTTCCAACGAAGCTGGTAGAGCATTCGACGGAAATTCACTATCGTTTAAGGAGTAGTAATGCCTATCCAAGATCCAGCACAATACAAGAATAAGTACAAGGCTTCAGAGCGTCCAGAGTTCTATCAGCCATATCCATCAGATTCAAACGATGGACAGTTTATGTCCTACGAAGGAATCTCCAAGGGTGCGCCAGGTAAGCCAGCACCAAAGCAGGGTAAATAATGAAAAAGAAATCAATGGGAAAGAAGCACGAGAAGACCGAATCCAAAAAAGAAATGATGATGGAGTACGGTAAGAAAACTGCTATGAAGAAAATGACTATGCGTAAAAAGGGCAAGAAGTAATGCCAGGGCCAAAGAGCAGCGGTAAGGCAAATAAGAAGGTTGCCAAGATAATGCGTGAGTTCAAGGCTGGCAAACTTCATTCTGGCAAAGACCCAAAGGGTCCTAAGAAAGCACCTGTCGTTAAGAACCGCAAGCAGGCAGTTGCTATCGCTCTTTCTTCCGCAGGAATCTCTAAGAAGAAAAAGAAGTAATGTCATCGGGCAAGTACAAAACCCACAGAGGTTTTAACTCAGTCCAAATCAAAGATGGCTATGTAGTCAGACTAAACAAGAACGGCACAGTCCGAGCCGTATTAGGAAAGTACGGAGAATATGGCAAGCAAGAAGGATCCAAGGCTCGCTAGAGCTGGAGTGTCTGGCTTTAATAAGCCTAAGAGAACTCCTAATCACCCAAAGAAGTCACACGTAGTTGTGGCTAAAGAGGGTGACCAAGTAAAGACTATTCGTTTCGGACAGCAGGGCGTTTCTGGTGATAAGCAACCAACCAAGCGTCAAGCATCCTTCAAGGCCCGTCACGCAAAGAACATTGCTAAAGGCAAGATGTCTGCAGCGTATTGGGCAGATAAGGTGAAGTGGTGAAGAAGAAAGCATTCTGGGATCAAGAGAACCCAAAGAAGCGTAGCAAGAAACTAACACCAGCACAAAAGACTGCCGCTAAGAAGCGAGCAAAAGCAGCAGGACGTCCCTATCCAAATTTAGTGGACAACGCCGCAGTAGCTAAGAAAAAGAAGTAAGGAGACATAGGTGACCATCAATAGTCAGTCAACGCTCAATCAGGAATTGAACCGCCTTGCCAATGGTGGCACCTATCGCTCCAATGACCAAATGGTCGATAGCGCACTAGCTGCAAAACAATGGGCTATTGCTAGAGGTATTACGCCTTATCACACAGACACTGTAGGGGTTCTAAATGACATCGCGGGTATTACGGGTCCTGCCAAAAATCATCTTGATTACAGCGGTATATGTAATTTCCTCGCTGGCACTTCTGGTCTACCTGCAGCGGCAGCTCTCAGAGAGATTGCTTCCTGATGAGTGCTAAGTATAATTTAGTCTGCGAACAAGCAGCAACATTTAACTTTCAATTCCAAGTATTAAATAATACTACTACTGGTTCACAACCTTGGAACCTATCTACTTATAGCGGCACTATGACTGTTAAGCCGTTTACAGGATCTAACACAACTACTGTTGTTGCATCAACCGCTAATGGTCGTATGGTCTTTGACGCATTCAACGGTAGAATTACTGTAACAATAGATGCTAACACCACTGCAAATTTTGCACCGGGCAGATATGTATATGACCTAGTAGTAACTACAGGACAAACAACCACAAGACTTTTAGAAGGTAAATTTACTGTGAGTGCAGGGGTAACGGTATGAGCGAAACCATTATCGTAATTGAGTCTATTACCCCGCAAGTATCGGTACAATTTTCAGCAGATCAAGGACCGCAAGGAATCCAAGGCGTCACCGGACCAACCGGTAGCACAGGACCGACTGGCCCATCTATAACTGGAACAACTGGTCCACAAGGACCGACAGGAAGTGTAGGAGCTACAGGTGCTACAGGTAGTACAGGCCCTCAAGGGTCTACTGGGCCGCAAGGTCCAACGGGTGACACTGGACCCACAGGCTCTACGGGCGCAACGGGAATTACAGGCGCAACAGGACCTCAAGGTCCTACAGGAAGCACGGGAGCAACTGGACAGACGGGAGCGACAGGAGAAACTGGAGCGACTGGTCCAACAGGCCCGCAAGGAATCCAAGGTCTTACAGGAGCAACAGGCGCAGTAGGCACCACAGGAGCCACTGGAAGTACCGGACCCACAGGACCACAAGGGCCACAGGGAGATACAGGCTCTATAGGCCTTACAGGGCCTACAGGAGCCACTGGAGCGACTGGCCCACAGGGTATTCAAGGCATTCAAGGTTTAACAGGGGCAACAGGAGCCACCGGGCCAACAGGCCCAACAGGTGACACTGGGCCACAAGGCATACAAGGAGTAACAGGTGCAACAGGCGTTACTGGCAATACTGGTCCTATTGGTCCCACTGGCAGTACTGGGCCTACTGGTGCTACAGGTGCTACTGGAGCAACTGGCAACACTGGAGCAACTGGAGCTACAGGACCAACAGGACCTACCGGAGCCACTGGACCAACTGGTCTAACTGGAGCTACCGGCGCTACCGGTGCAACCGGAGCTACAGGTCCAGGTCTTGCTGCTGGTGGAACTACAAATCAGTTCTTAGTAAAGAACTCAAACACTGACTACGACACTAAGTGGGTTGGCGTTATAGACGGCGGAACGCCGTAAGATTAGGCTATGAAAGTAGCCGTCTATACTATTGCCTTAAACGAAGCAAAGCACGTCAAGCGCTGGTATGAATCCAGCAAGGATGCCGACTATCACTTAATATGTGATACAGGATCTACCGATGATACGGTTAAGATTGCAGAGTCGTTAGGCATCAAAGTAGTTCACTGCAAAGTCAAACCCTTCAGGTTTGATGACTCAAGGAATATGAGTCTGTTCAGTTTACCTGAAGATATAGATTACTGCGTAGCCTTGGATATGGATGAGGTTATGGTAGATGGCTGGAGACCAGAACTTGAGAAGGCTCTAGCTGAAGGAACTGATAGACCGCAGTATAGATTTATTACTGACTGGGATGCTGAAGGTAAGCCAGCGGTAGAGTTTGATGGATTTAGAATCCACAGGCGACACGGTGTTAGATGGATATATCCTATCCACGAAGTGCCTACAACTTACGACGGAACAGATACTCGTAAGAAGTATAACTTTGAGATCCACCACGTCCC